CCCCATGAAGCGGTGACCGAGGCCCTGATGTACGGGGACGTTGTGGTGACGTACAGCGTCGAGCCCCGTACTGCCCATGCATCAGCAGTGAGGGCCTGGTCCCCGTCCTCGTAGTGCAGGGTGATCGAGGAGATAACCAAGTTGGGGAAGAAGGAGGGGGCCAGGCTTACCCGGCCCCCTTCCACCACCAGCTCTACGGTTTCGGCAGTGTGCTGCTGGAAATCTGTCCGGCAGTAGTCACTTACCAACCCCGTGGCGTCCTCAATGAAGGCGGTGATCCTGGCGGCCTCCGCGTCGTCTGCGACGGGCCGCCCGAGACGGGCGGTCACGTCCTCAGTGGTAACGAAGGCCACTGGCTCACTCCACGATCTGAGTAGAGGTGACGGAGGCGTTGTGAGCGGTGATGGCCGCCTCAACACCCGTAGCCACTACGAGCTGTTCGGGCCGGATGACCTTGGCGTCGTAGACCACACGCGACTTGATCGCGTCGGTGAACTTCGCCTCGGGCTTGTACGCCTCCATCTGAGCGAAGGGGATGACGACAGACGTAGCGTCGGTGGAGCCCATGAAGAGGTCGACCGTGGTGAACGTCTGGTTGCCCTTCTTGATCAGAGCGTTGTTCGGTCGGGTGTGGGAACCCAGGGTCGGAGCGACCTGAACCGGGACACCCAGAATGGTGCCGATCGCACCCGTCGGAATCACCGCAGTGCCGCCGTAGTGGGCCGCGTCGATGAACTTCGGGTCACGCAGCAGCAGGGACCGCATACGCGGGGAGATGAACAGGAATCGGTCCTGCGGAGCCGACTTGATGTCAAGGTTCTCCAGCATGGAGACCACGTAGTCGTAGACCGACAGGAGCCGGTTCGCGGCAACACCGGTGGTGTTGGCGCCGGTAGGCGCGTCCGTGATGGCGTCGATCGTGCCGTGAAGGGCCGGCAGGCCGGAAACGGTGGCGTTGACGTTCGCGTTGCCGTTCAGGTCCTTGGTCTGAATCGCAGCAAGGAGGGTCTTGGCAACCATCTCATCGACCTTGATAGCCAGTGCCCGAGCACGCTGGGCGATGAGCCCAGACATCAGCTCAATGCCTGCCTTGGTCTGGAGCTGGTGAAGCGCGTCAACCTCGATGTGGAACGAGCTGCCCTTAGAAACCTTCATGTCGATGTACTCAAGGGAAGCGTGGTCCGCAGCCGCGATGGAACCGTACGCAGCAACCAGGCCCTTATCGGTCACCTGGTCGTTGACAAAGTGCGGAATGTGGACGGTGTCGCCTTCGCGCCGAAACTCGCCCTCATACTGGCGGTTCGTCACGGTAGCCGAGGAGAGAACAAGATTCTCTTCGAGGTCTGCCAGAAGTTCGGCAGTCCAGATCTGGGGAATGAAGACATTCCCAGAAGCAGCCTGGTAGCCAGTACCAGCCGTGGTGTTAAGAGCCATGCGTTACCTCACAGGTAGATCAGATTTCACCCCTGAGAAGCGCGTCGAGCTTGCCCGACTTACGGGCAGCCTGAATCTCGCTCGGGGTCATTCGGGAAAGGTCGTCTCGGGTGAGCTGACCGGGGGCCTGGCCTCCCTGACGACCAAGGCCGATGTCCTGTCGGAATGCAGGGCCAGCGGCCGGCTGGGGGAGCGACGAGACGAATGCAGCTACCGCTTCTGAATCCACGGAGCCGTCAGAGCCGACAAAGCGACTCATGTTGAGGAATTCCGCTGACGGAAGTTCCACGCCAGCAGAGGCAGCCTTCGCACGAAGCTCAGCGTCTGCAATGCGGATACCGACTTCCGCGAGTGCGGAGTTACGACCTTCAGCCTTTGCGGCTTCGAGTGCCTTCTCTGCGTCGGTCAGGGAAGCCTGGCGGACCTGGTCCAGTTCAGCCGAGGTCGCCTTGAATCGGTCCTCGTTCTTACGGCTCAGTGCCTTCCACTTGTCGACCTCTGCCTGAAGAGAGGCCACATCCGGAGTCTCGGGAGGCGTTTCGTTCCCCGTGGATTCAGTGGAGTTGTTCTCGTTGCTGTTCATCTCAGTCATGCGATCCATCCATTTCGGCGGCATCAAAAAAGGCCCCCATTCCGGGAGCCTGCGTAAAACGTGGAGTATCAGGCGGACTTACGGGCCTGATTGCCGTGGTTGCCCTGCGGAGGCTTTTGGGCCGCCTTCTGGGCGTCTTGCTTCATGCCGGGAGGGCCGGCAGGGTCCTGCTGGGGCATCGGGTACTTCTTCGCCAGTTCCATTGCGGATTTGGCGTCCTGTTCCCTCATGTCCGCGAAGCGGGAAAGCTGCTGCGGGGAGTAACCCGCGTCGGAGAGGAGCTGATCCCTCGGGACTCCGATCATCTGGAGTTTGAGGAGAGCATCCATGTGTTGGGCTTCTGTTCGATTTTCGGGGTCCTTCCAGATGGTCTCTGCCGAGTAAGCATCGGCGCGAGGGTCCTTCATGACCTTGAAACAAAGCCGCATGACCTGTTCCCATGCCTCACCGAAGTGGAGCATTCGCTCCCTTGTCTTGGCGATGAGTCCAGCCTCCGCAGCGGTAATCGACTCACCGGAGGGGACAGTCCCGCCGTTGAGGAAGTAGTGGAATGGGATGCGGGAAATGCTGGCCATGTGCTGAACAAGCATCTCGATCAACGTCACGTAATTGCCAAGGTCTGCGGCCTCGAACTGACCGAACTTGGCGCCAGGGTCTTCAGCCTGCAAGAGCTTGTCGACAGCGACCTTGAAGGGTTCAACCGGGTTGCCCTGGTCGTCCTCCACGATTTCCAGGCCGGTGACGTACCGCTGAGGCCATGCCGCGTACTCCGACGCCACCAGGGCGTCAGCAGTCGTCTTGTTGATCGCGTCCTGGATCGGGATGACTACGTGAAGATCTGAGACCGGATCTCGCAGGAGCCGGGCACGGTTGCTGATCGGCACTACGGGGACGATGCCCAGGGGGTTGGGGGCCTGCTTGCCCTCGGTCCATCCGAAGGTGCCATGCGCGAACGTCCACACCGCGTCAGGAAGCCAGAGGGTGACCCATTCCCGGCCCCAGTCATCGAAGTAGAACTTGGCCGCGGCGTCGATGTCTCGACGGGAGCCAGGCGCGTACTGCACGATGACGTGTTCAGCAGACTCCATGGTGATGGTTGGGAAGCCGTCAGAGTCGGCCCACACCACGGCGTAAGAGACGCCCTGGATCATCGCATCGAGCTGGGCCGCGTTGTGCTCCGCGTCCATGCAGTTGCGTTGCCAGATATCCCGAGCGTCCTTGTCGGCGTCGGGCTCGTCCGTCATGCGGAAGCCGTCCACGGACAGCCGCTCATTCACCGAGTCGACGATGAGACCACAGAAGTTGTCTCGCCACGTCTCGAAGGTCTGGTTGAACTGGTCGAAGTGCCGGCCCTGCGAGAACATGAGGCGCTGGTGCTTGCCGTCGTAGTACTCGCCATACTTCCGATACCTAGCTCTCCGCACACCTAGCTTCGAGTAAAGCCAGTCGATCCACTGAGGTGGAGTGGTCGGCGCACTGCCCGTTGGTACCTCTGTTGGGGATGCAATCAAAATCCAACCACCCTAGATCGTCGTCGTTTAAGCCGCCCATCCGCGATTGCGTCGGCTCTCGCCTCGAATGCGAGAACCGCACACACAGCAAGGTCAATCTTCTTTTTGGACCTCGGAGAGTCCTTGGTGATCAAAAGCCCCTGAGGAACTTCACGCGTCACCGCATTGAGAATGTGTCGGGTGAGGTCTTCGTCTCCGCCGTGCAGAAGGTCTTGGACCATCACAGCGGTACGGAATCTCTCGACTGCCTGAACCATCCGAGTAGGCTTGTTCGTCCAGTACTCGAATACGTAGTCGTCGCCCCATTCGAGGGCCCAACGACCGATGTTCTCCTGCCAGTAAGGGGGGTCGGCATACATCCACTCGACCCGGTACGTCTCGAAGGCCCGCTTAACAGCGGCCTCCACCGAGAGCACGTCGACTTCCCAGTCAGGTTGGTTCGGGTCTCTTGGGTTCTCCCAGAGGCCGAGAACGAAGAACTTGCCGTCCCTGAGCCGGCATCCGACAAGGCCCGTCGCGTCACCGCGGATCGAGCCGTCAAAGCCGATGGCTATCTGATCACCGGGCTTGATGGGGTCCTGGTCCTCGAAGCAGGCATCCCACTCGGCCTTGGACATCCAACCGTCCGAGGACTCTGCAATGCGGTTGCAGAAGAAGCGGAGATACGTGCTGTCAGGCGTCGTACGGTCGAAGAGGATCGTTCGCGTCAGGCCGGCAATGTCGGCCCATGTAGCGTCGCCGTACGCCTCTGTGAGGGCCTGGCGAACCTTCTCCTCATCCCGCATCTCTCCGGGCTCAATATCGCCCTCGATGCAGTCGTACAGCCAATGCCCCAGCCGAACCATCTCGGACTCGTGGATCTGCTGAGCCACAGAGTCTTCGTTGGGGTTGTAGGCGTTGGTCGTGGTGACCCAGCGGGAACCAGCAGCAGCGAGTTTTTCAACATTTCGTTTCAAGGTCTGGAAGAATTCCGGGCCCCCGTTCGAGCCCACCCAATGGTGGACCTCGTCCATCAAAACAAAAGTTGGTCGGTTTCCTTCATTTGTGCGGCCGGCAGTCGCCTTCGGCTTGATGCTTCCGGGCTTGCCACTCTTGAACTGGATAACGGCCTTACCGATGTCCAGCCCGAATTCCTTCTCGGCAGGAGACTCAGACAGACAGCCGCGGATGAACTCCATGGTCTGTTCAGTTTGTTCATACGCAGTGGCGCCAACCTGCACCGTGGGCAGGGCTACCGACTTAGCTACCGGGAGACCGAAGGCGTTGAAGTGGGAGAACCTACAAGGGCCGATGAACTCGACAATCGCCATCGTGGCGAGGAGGGGGGTCTTACCCCAGCCCTTGGCCCGGCGAAGAGTGCCGGCGCTGTACTTCCATGTGCCATCCGGCTTGATGGCGTAGTACCACAAGACGAAGCGGAGCTGTTCCTTGGTGAACTGCCAGGGCTCACCAGCTCTATCGCCATCCGGCTGAACGATGTACTTGGCACACCAGCGGATGACCTCGTACCCGAGCGTTTCTTGAGGAGAGGGAACACCCTCTGGCAAGTTGCCAGTCTGCAAGGGCAGTCACCTCTATTCATTACTCGGACAGGAGTCGATACAGCTCCTCATCTAGGTCTGGGGCAGTGGGCTCGGGTGCGGCCGTCTCAGCGGCCTCGTCCTGGTCCTGGTCCTCAATGGACATGCGCAGTCGCGCCCTGTCCTCCGCGGTGGCGCCCCACTTGGCGACGCGCTGACGGATCTCACCAGCAAGCTTCATGTCACCTTGGTAGAAGCCATCTACGAGGCGGGTCGTGATCTCCAGCTCTGCCCAGTCGGTCTCAAGCCACTTGCCGGCC